AGTGTTTATCGACGTATCAGAAAGAAAATGCTGGAATCAAATCCAATCTGCCATTATTGCAGGCTGCGTCCAGCAGACACCGTTGATCACGAACCACCTCTAGACAGCTTCCCTATTCCAGAATTATGGGTGGGCAAGCTTTACCCTTGCTGCGGTAAGTGCAATTTTAGCCGTGGAGCTAAATATCTAAATAAAAAGAAGTCAATCAGAATGAGGTCGAGATCGTGGTAGAACCTTTAGAGATACACGTGGTGCCAATAAGCGAACTGACGCCTGATCCAAAGAATGCTCGCATCCATAAGCGCAAATCCCTAAATGCCTTATGTGAAAGTTTGACTACATTCGGACAGCGTAAGCCCATACTGATAACAAGGGATAAAGTGGTTATTGCTGGCAACGGAACATTAGCCGCAGCGCAGATATTAGATTGGCAAACGATAAATTGCACTTATGTACCAGCAGACTGGTCACAGCAGCAGATTACGGCTTACGCTTTAGCAGATAACGCAACGGCTGAGCTGAGTTCTTGGGATCACGAATTGTTACAGATAAATCTAGAAGGCATCCAAGATATCGCTGGCAGCTTAGAAACACTAGGCGTTCCTTTTTACAAGACAAAAACCACAGACGTCATAGATGTCGAAATGATAAACGAAACCGATGTACAGGTGGAGCTTGGGCAAATGTGGCAACTAGGTCGCCATCGTCTTATCTGCGGTGATGCCAGGGAGCCAGAAAATTATAAAAGATTACTTGAAACGTCAAAGGCTAATTTAATCTGGACCGACCCACCTTACGGCGTTAATCTAGCTAGACTGGTGCAGCAAAATTATCGCAGGGCAACAGCTCACGCTGGCGATATACAAAATGATGACATAACCGTAGATGATCTAACTGACTTGTTGCGGTTGGTGTTTGGATATTTGATAGACAACACCGAAAAAGGCGCACCTTGGTACGTTGCGGCTCCTTCTAATCCAATGACGATGGCATTTGCTATACCACTGCAAGAATTAGGCGTATGGCGGCATACCTTAATATGGGTAAAAGATAGAATGGTGCTTGGCAGATCAGATTATCACTACAGACACGAGATTGTTTACTACGGATGGTCTCCAGGAGGTAATCATTTCTGGTACGCCGATAGAAGCCAGGATTCAGTATTTGAAATCCAAAGGCCATCAAAGTCGGAGCAGCATCCAACGATGAAACCTTTAGAGTTGATTGCCAAAATGATGGTCAACTCAAGCAAACCTAATGATTTGGTTCTTGATCCCTTTCTTGGAAGTGGGTCTACTTTATTAGCGGCAGAACAATTAGACAGACGATGCGTGGGTATAGATTTAGAGCCGAGGTATTGTGCAGTCACCATAACGCGCTGGCAAAACCTCACTGGTGAAAAGGCGGTTTTAATTAATGGCTGAGGTAGATACAGATATACCAGAACAGATGCGTCCTTTATATGATGCCGTTATAGCTAGATTAAACCGTAAGTTAACTGAGGTAGAACTACGCACGGTGCGGATGCTTTGCTGGTCCGCGCACGTTCATCAGACGGCAATACAAACGGTGGCGGAAACAGGCTTACTCGTAAAGTCGCCAAGAGGAGCCATAATTCATCCACTGGTTAAAGTAGCAAAGGATGAAGCGGAAGCCTTTATTAAACTATCTAACCAGTTAAACCTTCGACCTACGCAAGACGGTGGAACCTCGGACCTATGGGATCAACTGGCTTCAGAGTTGCTAGGCAATGCCTAAGAAAACGGTCGTTACCCTTATACCACCGCGTTGGGGTACTACAAGGGACAAGCGTCGCAAAACTAGAGGTTCTTCGCTGGCATTAGTAGCGCAAGCAATGGGCTTTGAGCTATTTCCCTGGCAAAAATATGTGGTTGATACCGCGATGGAATATAGAAACGATCATTACGCTTATCGAACGGTCGGCGTTGCTGTAGGCCGCCAGAATGGTAAAAGTTCGTTAGTAGCTACTCGGATTGCCTTTGAGGCTATATCACCACGGCATCGCATTGCCTATACAGCCCAGGACCGTAATATGGCAAGAGCCAAGTGGGAGGAACACGTAGAGATACTTCTAACCAGTCCCTTTAAAAACAAAGTCAAACACGTGGTTAGAACGAATGGTAACGAACACGTTATATTTAAAAACGGAAGCACCTATCAAATTACAACGCCCAACAACAAAGGTGGACGAGGGTCCTCACTTGATCTGGTGGTAATTGATGAAGCTTTGACGCACGACTTGTCTTTAATAGGTGCGCTACAGCCTACGCTGGCTACAAAGCCAAATGGACAGCTTTGGATATTATCAAATGCTGGCGATGAGCGATCCACCTTATTAGCTCATTATCGCAACCTGGCTCATTCCAATTTAAAAGACGGTCAATCTAGGTTGGCTTGGTTTGAGTGGGCGCCGCACGAAGACAAGTTTGATCATCTTGATGAAAAGGTGTGGCGTCAGGCAATTCCGTCTCTAGGGCAAAGAAAAGGCGTGACAATAGAGGCCGTAAGGGAGGCCGCTAACACAAATGCACCAGAGATATTTACAAGGGAGTGGTTAAATGTATGGGCAGCCAAAGAAGCAACGCAGGTGATTGACACAGAGCTTTGGGATGGTCTTATACGAAGCGATGTAATCATTGGCGGCGACGTTGTTCTGGGAGTTGATATGACTCGAGAGCGCGATAAAGCTTGTATTGCGGCCACAGGATTCGTTTCAGGTTTAAATCCTATCGAGATAGTCGATATGAGAGACGGAACCGCCTGGCTTCAACCACGTCTTATAGAAATAGCTAAGAAGTGGAACGCAACCGTGGTTATTGATACAGGAAGTCCAGCCGCTTCCGTCCTGGGCCACTTAGAACTGGCAGGAGTTAAGGTTCTGGCTATCGGACTTCAGGAGTACGCTCGCGCGTGCGGTAACTTCTATGATGCGGTCCAGGCTAGAACAGTCTGTCATCTAGGTGACGACAATTTACGCCAGGCAATCTTAGGTTCTGCCAAGAGACCTTTGGGAGATGCTTGGGCTTGGAATAGACGCAGCACCAGCAATATAACGCCGCTGGTAGCAGCGACCTTAGCGCATTACGGAATGACAAACTTGCCGACAGAAGTACCTATATTAAGGAGCAGAATATTTTGAACCAGAAAATAGCAACAGCAATCCAATTAGCAGGCGCAGCGCTAATGATCTATGGCGTAGCAATAATATATTTGCCAGGTGCGATACTATTAGGGGGACTTTTCAGCATCCTCTTTGGCGTGGCTTTGGAGAGAAGGATTAAATAATGCTCGGACGACTCCTTAAACGACAGATTCAACCATCTGTGGTTTATACCTCGTCTGGCTACGTTGACTCTTTAGGCAGAGTCGGCAGAGCGTTTCAAGCCAACTGGTCTGGCACGTATGTAGATACAAATACTGCATTAGGCATTCCAGCTATTTATCGTGGCGTCACTTTAATTGCAGATGCAATAGGCGCGCTTGGTTTACATAGCTATCGCAATGGCAGGCTTGTGACGCCAACGCCAAAACTATTAGAAAGACCTAATCCGCAAGAGACGCGGATGGAAACTATCTCGGCAATGGCAGCATCTTTAATATTGGATGGAAATTATATTGCTGTACTCGGTCCAGCTAATGTTAACGGCCTTCCTGATTTCTTTTATCCAGTGGCAATTGATCGCGTACAAATAACGCGCAAAGATGGACAAATAATTTATCGCATAGACGAGCGTCAATATGATGCCAGTCAAATATTACACATCAAAAACTTTGCATTACCTGGCGAGTTCTTTGGCAGAGGAATTGTACAAACTCAAAAACAGGCAATCGGTAAAGAAATAGCAATCAATGAATATGCCTCTAGATATTTTGACGGAGGAGTAAATCCAACTGCGGTAATTAAGTCAGGCAATCCTGATCTTACGCAAGAGGAAGCTGAAGCTCTGAAGGCTGCTTGGTTGTCTATGTATAGCGGTCGCAACCGAATGCCAGCTGTGTTAAATAGCACCACTGATTTTGAGATACTAAGTAGCAACGCTCAGGAGTCGCAATTAATAGAAGCGCAACTTGCAGGACTAACTGAAGCCGCCAATATCTTAGGTCTACCTGCTTATTACTTAGGCGCACCTAATAGTTCCAGAACTTATGCAAACGTGGAGCAGGAGAATTTACAGTTAGTGCGCTGGTCCATTCAGCCGATTGCTGAGCGCATTGAACAATCATTAAGTGATTTATTAGTACGTGGTCAAAACGCCAAGTTTAATTATGATGCATTATTAAGAACAGATACATTATCGCGTTATCAAGCACACGCGGTAGGTATAACAAATGGATTCCTAACCGTAGATGAGGTGCGAGAAATGGAAAACAGAGACCCTATAACGCCAATTGATCAAGAGCCAATCGATACGATTGAAACTCCAGACTTTGACGAGGAGGATGACTTAGACGTATGAGTACAAATGAAATTCGCAGCTATCCTCTAGACTTAGCTATTAGAGAAGACGTTGAAGGCCGCACCATTTATGGTATAGCGGTCCCCTATGACAAAGAACAGCGAGTTGCTGGCGATACAACAGAGGTGTTTCGCAAGGGCGCCTTTGCTGATGTATTAAAAGCAGCGCATAGGGTCAAGCTTTTAAGAAATCACGATGTTAAAAATCCAATCGGAAGAGCCACTTTATTACGCGAAACCGACGAGGGGTTATACGCTGAATTTAAGGTCAGTAAGACTAGGGAGGGCGACGATGCTCTAGAGCTAGTTAAGGATGGAGCTTTAGATCAACTCTCGATAGGCTTTATGCCTATTAAGAATCGCAAGCGTCAAGATGGAGTTATTGAAAGATTAAAGGCTCACCTAGCAGAGGTTTCACTGGTGACCTTTGGAGCTTATGGCGATATGGCGGCGGTTAGCGGCGTACGTTCAAATCACATTGATGAAAATCCACGCTTGACGGCTGCAAAGAAAATCCTTGATGCCATACAGCATAAGCAATAGCCACCCAGAGTGTGAGGGTTTTGCCGTTGTTAAAACGGCAAATAATGAGTTGATTGGTTGCCATCGAACCCAGGCGCAAGCCGAGGATCAATTAGCTGCCGTGCAACTGGCCGAATATGGAGAAAGGGCCTTACCAGATAATTACCGTCCTGCCGATAGCGCAGACGTGCCGCAGGGTCGTGCTTGTGGTAACTGTGTTTATAACGAGGACCTTTACTGCGTCAAATGGCAGGATGAAATTCAAGCTAACTTTTACTGTAACGCTTGGGAGCCTTTGCCAAGTGATCAGACTCGTACAAGCCGTGCCTTAGCTATACTTAAAATTCTTAAAAAAATACAGTAAGATAATCTAAGTAAGACACCTCGGTAAGGCCGATGCGACACCTCGCTACCAGCGACACCTCGCAAGCCAGACTCGACACCTCTGCCAAATATCAACCATTATTTAGGAGAGCATTGTGGCAAACACATTTCTAGAGTCTCTACGCGAAAAGCGCGAGAGCAAAACATCAATGATTCAGACAATCGTTGATCGCGCCGCTGAGGAATCACGCGACGTGAGCGAGGTAGAACTCGCAAATGTTGAGGCATTAAACCTCGAAGTTAAAAAATTAGATGAACGCATTGAGCAAATCTCAGACATTGAACTACGCAACGCAAAGGCAGCAGACCTAGCAGCTAAAGTAGATGCTAACAAGCCAGCAGGCGAAAAGCGCGAAGCAATCAAGGTCATCAGCGAGCCAGTGACTTATCATCAGAGAAGCGAAAACAGCTTCTTAGCAGACGCAGTAAAAGCACATTTCAATACTGACGTCCAAGCAACAGAACGCATCCGTCGTCACCAGGAAGAAATGAATGTTGAGTACCGAGCAGCAGGAACATCAAACTTTGGTGGCCTTGTTGTACCTCAATATTTAGTCGACCTTTATGCTCCAAAACTTAGAGCAGGTCGACCATTTGCCGATGCTTCACGCAAGCACACACTTCCAGCACAAGGAATGTCAGTGGTCTTGTCTTTGATTGGCACAGGCACAGGTGTAGCGGCACAAACTTCACAGAACACAGCCGCTGTAAGTACAGATCCACAAGACTCAACTTTGACAGTCAACGTAAATACCGTGGCTGGTCAAAACTCGGTCTCAAAGCAAGCATTGCTTCGTGGTTACAATCTTGAGAGCATTGTTCTAAGCGATCTACTACGCGCTTACCATACTGAGCTAGACAATCTATTAATCAACGGAACAGGCAGCAATGGTCAGCCTCTAGGCATTCAAGGAATGACTACAGGTATCTTGGTTACTTACACAGCAACCACAGGAACCGTGGCAGGGTTGTATCCAAAGATTGCCGACGCAATCCAGCAAATTCAAAGCAGCGTTTATGCATCTCCAAATGCAATAGTGATGCATCCAAGACGTCTTGGTTTTCTACTTGCTGGTCTTGATAGCCAAAGCCGTCCGCTTGTCGTACCAACTGCATACAATCCAGTTAATGCAATCGGAACAGGCGAGGGATACCCTAACTACGGTAATAACTCTGGTTATTCAATTCTTGGTTTGCCAGTCATCACAGATGCAAATATCTCTACTGAAAAAGGTACAAGTACAAATCAAGATACAATCCACATCGTTGATCTAAACGAGTCTCATTTATTCGAGGAGACAGGCAGTCCAACTTATGTCACATTTGAAGAGCCAAACGGTAAAGTAGCTCTTAATATTGTGATGTACGGAATGTTTGCTTACACCTCACTGCGCTATCCAAAAGCGTTTGCACAAATAAATGGCACTGGTTTGGCTGCGCCAACTTTTTAGTTGAATAAAGGACCTCTGGGGAGCCTTGAAACTCCCCAGTGGTTATAACCATTCAGAATTTCCAAAGAGGTGGTCTTAATGCGTGATGGAGGAGCTATCACTGTTAATGCCGTGCCTCGTTCGCAATCACCTGTCCCTGATATCGATGGAGATTCTGAATGGCTATAACTAACGGCTACACAACACTAAATGCAATTAAGACTTTTTTATCCATTGCCGATAGTTCAGACGACACCATTTTAGAAAGCTTTATTGAAGCTGCCTCTCGAAGTATTGATCGCATTGCCAATAGAAGGTTTTATTTGGACTCTACTGCGTCAGCTCGTCAATATAGAGCCTACAATAACGTCATAGCGTATGTGGATGACATCGGCACCACGGCTAGTTTGGCCGTGGCAATCGACGACGACGGTGACGGCGTATTTGAAATCAGCTTGACACAAAACACAGATTATTTGCTGGACCCATTGACGGCTAGTTCTCTAGGACGTCCATTTACGCAACTAACGATGGTAAACACAGCACACGTATGGCCTGTCTTTCCAGGAATGTTCAGTA